GTGCGATCTGGTGCTGCGGGCCGACCGCGAGGAGGGCCGGACGCCCTGGGCCGGCGTCTACCGGGTGAACGGGGGCGCGCAGTACGTCGGCAAGGACCGGGACGCGGGCACGCCCGACCCGGCGCCGATGAACCTGGGCGAGATCCTGCGACACAACGGCTATGCCGTCCAGCGTCTCGCCGGCCTCGACTGGCAGGAGGACGTGGTAGAAGACCTCGCCCTCCGGCTGTTGGCCGAGCCCGCGAAGAAAGAGCAGGATCGCATGGTGGAGGCGACGTACTCCGACCTGATGGGCCACGGCATCGACCACCGCCACGCCTATTGGACGTGTCGGGATGGTCTCGACCGGGCGATGCTCCGCCGCGCCGCCGCGGCCCGGCGGTCTACGTTCTTCGGCCCGAAGCCGACCGGCGCCGCGGGCCTGCTGGCTGGCGGCGCGGCCTCGACGCCGACCGCTGCGACCGTCGCGGCGCCTTCCAAGACTTGATCTGCCCGCAAGGGCTCAACCGCCCCGCAAGGGGCACCACCGGCCCCGGAAGGGGCACCACCGCAAGCAGAGAGACAAGACCATGATCTTCCTCGATTTCTCCGATGTTCCCCTCAGCGATGCCGCCGGCGGCGCGCTCCCCGATGGCGTGTTCCCGGTCCTGGTGAAGTCCGCGGCCGTCGTCGCGAACGAGGGCAAGGCGCCTCAGATCGAGTTCATCCTGACGATCACTGACGAGCGGTACGCTGGCATCGAGCGCCGCACCTGGATCGGGCTGGTCCCCTCCGACGAGAGCAAGCGCAAGGGCTTGATGCAGGTCTGGGGCGCGGCGCTCATGTCGATCGGCGTGGACGCCGAGCAGATCAAGGCGATCGGGCGCATCGACGCGAACGAGATCCCCGCGATCTTCACCGGCCGGGAAGCGTACATCGAGCACACGGCGGGCAACCAGGACGCGGGCACCAAGACGCGGATCAACCTGATCAAGCCGTCCGCCTACGAGGTCCGCCGCGCCGCGCAGGAGGCGAACGGCGGGCCCGTCGCCGCCGCCCCGGCCGCCGCGCCCGTCGTCGCCGCCCCGGTGATCCCCGTCCAGCGCACGGTCCAGGTTCCGGCCGCCGCCGCTCCGGTGATCCCCGCCGCCCCCGTCGCTGCCCCGGCCGCCGCCCCCACCGCCGGCAAGCCGGCCGGCGGTCTCGCGGCGCTGCTCCGCAAGAAGTAGCCGCCCGGGCGTGGCCCGTCCCGGCCGAAGGCCGGGGCGGGCCCACCGCGGCCCCCCGCCTCACTCGCACCACCCCCGAGCCATTCCATGCAAGACCACCCGTACACCCTGGGCGGGGCAAGCATGATCCCGGCGAGCAAGGCGGCGGCCGCGGCGGCGGGGTGTCGCTGCGAGGATTGCCCGCTGCGGGACGCGGCGGGCCCGATCTGGCCCGAGCAAGGCGCGGGCGCGCAGGTTGTCGTGCTGGGAGATCACCCGGACGGCGCCGACGTGGCGCAGGGCCGGCCCTTCGTCGGGCCCGCGGGCCGGGTGCTGGACGATGCGCTCCGGTCGGCCGGCGTGGGCCGTGGCGGCGCCCGGCGCGGGTTTGCGGTGCTTTGCCAGCCCCCAGACAACAACATGAAGCGGCTGGTCGCGCAGGTACGCGCGCAGAACACGGCGCGCATGAAAGGCAACGCAGCGCGGGCGGAGCGTGGCGAAGACCCGCTCCCGCCGATCCCGTTGCCCGTCGATGCGTGTCGGGGTCAGGTGGCCGCGTTCCTCCGCGGGGGGCCCGGCTACGTCCTGGCCGCGGGTCCGCTTGCCGCCGAGTCGCTGCTGGGCTCCGGCGCAGCCTTGGGGGCCATCCGGGGGGCCATTCTGGACGGGCCGCTGGTCCGGCGGCCTTCGGGGGCGCTGGCGCTGCTCGACCCTTCGACGCCGGCGGAGGTTCGCGCCGAGCGCGGCGTCGAGGTGCTGGCGGAGGCCCGGATCGTCCCGACGCTCGCGCCCGACTATGTGCTGTTTTCGCCCCGTTGGGCGGAGACCTTCGCCCGGGACGTGGACCGGCTCGCCCGCTGGCGGCATGGCCGGCTTGCCTGGAGCGATCCGGCCGTGGTCTTCCACCCGCCGCCCGCGCAGCTTGCGGCGTTCCTGGACGGGCCGGGCCCGTACACCTACGACGTGGAGACGGACGGGATCGAGGCGCTGAGCGCGAACGTGCGCTGTGTCGGCATCGGGACGGGCGACGTGGTGATGCTGGTGGGGGTCCGCCCGAAGGACACGCCGGCCGACGCGCCCGATTGGCTCGCGGAGACGCGCTGGTACACGCCCGAGCAGATGGCGGAGATCAAGGCCACGCTCCGCGCGTTCTTTGCGGACCCGGAACGGCTGAAGGTGGGCCACAACGCCGGATATTACGATCGTCTGGTGATCCGCCGGTGGCTGGGCGTCGATCCCGAACCGACGCTGGACACGATGCTCCTGCACCGGCTGGCGGAGAGTGAGCTACCGCACGCGCTTGGCTTCGTCGGCTCCAAGTATACCGACGTGCGCGCGTGGAAGGCCGACCGGGCAGGCCGGAAGATCGCCGTCGATGCCGAGACGGACCATGAACTCCATGCGTATTGCGCCCTCGACGTGGCGGTGACGGCGCGCGTGCTCGATCCGCTGGTTTCCGACGTGGCCCGGCAAGGCCAAGCGGACTTGATCGCGTCGGACCATGAGGTACAACGGGTCTGCGCGGATATGCACGCGGTCGGAATGTATGTCGATCAGGACGTGCGCGGCGCGGTGGAGCGGTCGCTGCTGGCCGAGACGATCCGACTCCGCGACAAGCTGCGGGACGTGACCGGGCGGCCCGATCTCAACCCGGGCAGCACCTACCAGCTTCGCCGGCTACTCTTTCAGGAATGGGGGCTGTCCCCGCCGCTGGACGACGAGATCCGGTTTACGGCATCGGGCGATCCGTCTACGTCCGATGACGTGGTGCGCTCCCTGCTGCTGGGGGCGACCCTCACCGAGCAGCAGCGGGTGTTTATCAAGGCCCTTCGGAAGTACCGGCGGGCGATGAAAGAGCTTGGAACCTACGTCGTCAAGCTGCGGCCCATGACAGAGGCGATCGCCGGGCTGGGCTGGGACGCCGACCGCTACGCCGGCGGCGAGGATGCCGAGCTTGCGGGGCGCATGGCGGCGGAGGCCGACGCGAAGGGCTACGGCGAGCGGGGGATCGTCTGGTCGGATGGCCGGATGCGCCCGGGCTATAACGCGCACGTCGCGGTAACTGGCCGGCTTTCGTCGTCGGCTCCGATCAACGCGCAGAACTTCCCCAAGCACCTACGGAAGATGGTACGGGCGGCGCCCGGAAACGTCCTGGTGGGCGCGGACGCGGACCAGTTAGAGCTTCGGATCGCGGCGGCCCGGTGGGGCCTTCGGCGCTATCTCGACGCCTTCGACCAGGGGATCGATCCGCATTCGATGGTGACGGCGGCGGCGATCTTCGGGGACGCCTTTCTGTCCTGCAAAGGTTGGCCCGGGCCCGAGAACGGCGGCAAGTGGTCGGACGATGCGTATAACTTCCGACAGCTTGCCAAGATCATTCAGTATGCCTTCCAATACAAGGCGAGCGTGGAGACGGGCGCGCGGATCATCCAGAGCACCGAGCTTGACGATGGTTCGCTCCCCTACGCTCACCTGACGGTCGCGAAGGTCCGACAGATGCGCGAAGCGTGGCTCCGCGGGGTGCCCGAACTGGAGCGCGGCTGGGACCGTGAGATCCGTTTCTTCCGGGAGCATCACTTCATCCAGGAGCCCGTACACGGCCGCAAGCGGTTGTGTCTGGACGGGGAGAACCCGAATGAGCTTGTAAACTTCCCGATCCAAGGCTCCGCGGCCGGGCTTATCAACGACGCGATGATCGGGATCTGGAAGGACATACCCCTCCACCGCTGGGGCCCGGGGACGGGCCTACTCACGCAGACGCATGACGCGCTGGTGGTCGAGTGTCCGGCGGACGGCGCACACTTTGACGCGGACGCGAAGCGGTGGATCGTGCCCCCTGGCTCCATCCCGGCGCGGGTCCAGGAGATCATCGAGCACCACATGAACCGGGTACACCCGGCGCTCCCCGGCGTGGCCTTTACCGCAAAGGCCGACGTGGGTTTGACTTGGAAGGAGGTAGGCTAATGCACGACGAGCACGACAAGCACGACAACGAGGAGCCCGGGGACGAGGGCTGGGCGACGGGCGACCCGGACGACGCCACGCCCTACGCCTTCCTGGCCCATGCGACGGGCCAGGATGCCGCGCCTCAGACCCGCGCCGCAAGGCAGGCGCTCCATTCGCTGTACCCCAGCGTCGGGATCATTCTGGCCCTCGATGCGTGGGTGCGCTGCGGCGCCGCGGCCGGCGGTTTCGCGGGCTGGGCCGACTTCGTGGCGGGCCTCCACCTGGACGGTCGGCCGCGTTTCCTGCTGCTGCTGGTCCCGGACGAGCGGGTGGGCCGGGTGACGGCCGATCTGATCCGGCGCTTCCTCGACGCGCAGCGGCCGGTGATCGCCTACCTGGGTGGCCGGCTCTGGTGGGTGGACTCCCTGATCGCAGACGACGAGACCGACTGGAAACGCGGCTGGCGCGTGGTCGGCGCCGAGCCCGTGACTGACTGACCCCCGACCGAAAGGAGCGAAACATGCCCGTCTTCGGCCCTGATGGCCTCCCCATCTTCGCGAACCGCGCGCCCGACGCGCCCCCCGCCGCGGCGCCCGAGCGCCCGATCGACCGCTTCCCCCGCCTGCCCGACGCCGATCTGGAGCAGATGGCCCGCATGGTCGAGGGGTTGGTACTCCAAGGCGCCCCGCTGGAAAGCACGGGATCGATCCCGATCCTGATCCTGGGCTCGCTGGTCCGCGCCGCCCGCGACTACGCCGCCCTCTCCGCTACGCTGGCCCCCGGCGGCGGCGCGGCGGGCCTCTCCGCGGGCGTCGTCCCCCCGGTCCCCGCCGTCGCTCCCCGAGACGACACCGGCGAATAATGGGCTGGCGGCCCCTTAGCGGCCGTGCTACCGTCTCCCCGGCCCTCCGCGTTGCGGGGGGTCGGCTACCACCACCACCACCACCGGATCGCCATGTTGTATGTCCAGAAAATCGAAGGGACGGTCAAGGGGTTGCGGGGCGAAGTCGCCCTGGGCCCCAAGACCCTGATCGTCGGCCCCAACGGGGCCGGCAAGTCGCGCATCGTCAACGCCGCCGAGCTTGCCCTGTCCGGGTGGGCCTCCGACGTTGTGGGCCGGCCGGTCGTCAAGGCAGGCGCCGACCTGATCGCCCTCGCCCCGCCCGACGAGCCGCTGGCGGCCCGGGCGACCCTCTCGGACGGCCGCACGGCGGCCTTCCGCGTCGAGCGCCGCCCCGGCGGGACGGCGAAGCCGGCGCACGCGCCGATCGCCGGGCTGACCGTGACGTACCCCGCGGTCGAGGCGCTGGCGGCGTTGCGCGGCACGACGGCCGCGGCGCGGGTTTTCGTCCTCCGCCACGCGGGGCTCGCCACGTCCATTGACGCGATCGCGGCGGCCATGCCCGGGACGGCGGCCGACCTGTTCCGCGCCGTCGCCGGCGCGCTCGACGGCGAGCCCGTGGATCGGCTGCTGGCGGCGCGGGAGCAGGCCGGGCGTCGGTTGCGCGCCGTGCGCGGCGAGATCAAGGCCCTGGAGGGCTTGCCCGGCGCCGACTACTCGCCCGGGAGCTACGAGACCGCCGCGGCCGAGGTTGAGGCGCTGCTGGCCGACCTGCCCCGGACGGGCCCGGTGATCGACCCCGCCGCGAACGCGGCGGCAAAGGCGGCAACGGAAGCGGAGATCGCCCGGCGCCGCTCCGACGCGGCGTTTTCGGACTACTCCCGCCTGGAGGGCATCGCCACCGACGCGGCCAACCGCGCGAACGGCGTAGACGAGGAGATCGACGCGCTGCTGGAGCAGATGTTTCAGGCCGGCATCGACCCGGACGGGGCCGACGACGAGGAGGCGGGCACGCCGCCCGCGCTTGCCGCGCTCCGTACCGTCGTCTCCAGCATGATCGAGGGCGGCGCAGAGGACGGCTGCTGGGTCTGCGGGACGCAGGGGATCGAGGGCCGGTTACCGTCGATGCTGGCCGACCTGGACGGCGCGATCGCCGGCTACGCCGAGCAGGCCGAGCAGGCGGTCCTGGCAGCGGAGGCCCGCGCGCATCTGGCCGGTCTTCGGGCGCAGCACGCGCGGCTGGTCGAGGAGGCGACCGGGGCCATCGCCCGGGCCGAGCAGGCCGAGCAGGCGGCCGAGCAGGCCGAGCAAGCCGCCCAGCGGGCGTCCATCGCGGCGACGGCGGCGCAGGCCGCGGTGCGCCCGGCTCCCGCGGCGGAGGGGCGCCCCGACGCGGCCGATCGTCTCCGCGCCGCGCAGGCCCGGGCCGCAACGCTGGCGGCGGCCAAGGGCCGCGCCGAGGCGGCGGCGGGGGCGCGCGACAAGCTGGCGGCGGCCCGCGCCGAGGCGGCCGACCTGGAGCACCTGGACCGGGCGATCGGGGATGCGATCGAGGATCTGGTCCGCGGCGCTTCCGCCGCGTTCACCGCCCGCGTGCAGGCATACCTGCCCGAGAGCGACCGCTTCGCCCTCCGCTTGCAGGACGGCAAAAGCGAGGTCTGCGACTTCGGGCTGATCCGCGACGGCGGGGCCCTGCACACGGCCCTGTCCGGCGCCGAATGGGCCCGGCTGCTGCTGGCCCTGGGCGCCGCCACGACGCCGACCGGCCCGGACGTGATCGCCGTCCTGGTGCCCGAGGAGCGCGCCTTCGACCCGGCGACCCTGGCCGCGGTGATGCGCGCCCTTTCGGATGCTCCGGGACAGGTGATCCTCACGTCGCCCGTTCGGCCGCGGGGCAAGACGCCGCGGGGCTGGACCGTGATCGAGGTCGGAACGGAGACCGGCGAAGCCGGCGGAGAGGGGGCGTCGTGAGTGTGATCCGCCGTCGCGGGCGCGGGCCCGTACCCGCCCCGAAGGTCGCCATCCCCTCGCCCGACGCCTTCGCGGCCGAGCGGGGGTTGTCGCACGTCCGGCTGCTGGACCCGGAAGACGCGCCCTTTTTCGGCATCCCCGGGAACGAGGCCCCCGTGGTCTACGCGGCCCGGGACAGTGAGGGCTTGCCCTGCTGCCTGCTGTACGACCTGCTGGGCGCGTGGCGCAAGCTGCCTTGCCCGTCGCCGGTCTACCTGGGCCCGGGGCCGTCCCTGGACGCGCGCCGGCCCGGATCGGACTGGACCGAGATCGACCTGGAGCGCCGCGCGCCGGCCCCGTGGTTCGACGTGCGCTCGTCCTCGCCGGAGCACCCGGACGCGCGGGGCCGCGTGGCCCTCCTGGGCGCCTACCACTGGCGCCGGCACGCGCCGGGGGCGCTGAAACCGGCGCCCACGGCCGCCGAGAAGCGCGCCGAGCGGGAGCGCCTGAAGGCCGCCGAGCGGGAGGCGAAAGCGGCCCGCAAGGCGGAGCGGGAAGCGCGCAAGACGGGGCGGGCGAAGCCTTGACCGTCCGGCGCCGGCATCCGACCGCGGACGACTTCGCGGACGCCGCGGTGATCGACTGGCTCCGCGACGTGATCGCGGATCGGGTGCTGGCGCTGGCCGACGATGCCGCCGAAGACCAGCGGAGCGAGGGGAGGGCGGCGCGGGCGACCGCCGCCGCCGAGCTTCACCGACTCGACCGGCTCCTCCGCGGCTGGCTCGACTCCATGCCGCCGGAGAGCGTCGAGGGGTACGATGCCGAGGATCGAGAGGGTGCCCTATGACGAAACCCGCGCCGTTGCTGACCGCCGATCCCCGGTTACCCGCGTTCATCGCGGATCATGCCTTGACGCTCGCCCATCGGATGCGCCGACAGGTGGGCGGGGATGCCGACTGGAGCGCGCATCTGCGCCTGGGACGGGCACAAGACTTCCCGATGGATCGGGACTTTGCGTATTGTTCCGCGGACCCGGCGACGGGGCGGATCGAGATCGTCCTGGCGCCGCGCATCGTGGCCGAGGCCGCGACGGCGCGGGGCCGAGACAGGATCTCCGGGCTGCTGCGGCATGAGTTCGCCCACGGGCTGTTGTTGTTGGCCGGGCTCGACCACTCCGAGAGGGACGCCGATCGGGTCGCCGCGGACGTGTTCGGCCTCCCCGTCTGGTATGACGCAGACGACGTGCAGACCGTCAACCCCAAGGCGCCCGGAGCCCGTCGCCCGCGGCCTGCGTACCTGCCCGCATGACGCGCCGACCTGCCCGCCCGGCGCCGCCTGCGCCGCCGAAGCCCGAGCCGGCCGAGGCGGACCTTGCCGCGTTCGCAGAGCATCTGCGCGTGGACCTGGGGCTGTTGGAGCGCACGCGGCAAGCGTACACCGGGGTCATTCGGCGGGCCGGGTCCGATCCGGTCGGCGTGCTGCGTCGGCTGGTCGGCGCCCGGGCGCCCGAGGGGACGGTTCTTCAGGCCCGGGCGGCGGTGGGTCACTGGCTCGCCTTCCGGGGCCACGGGCCCGAGGAGATCGCCGCCATGCTCCCCGCGGCCCGGGGCCGCAAGAGCACCGAGCGGGACGCGCTGCCCGAGGAGGCCCTGGCGGTGTACCTGCGGCTGGTCGAGGCGGTCCCCGAGCCCGTTCGATCGGTCCTCGCGCTGCTGCCCCGGTCGGGGCTGCGCGTCTCCGAGGCTTGCGGGCTGCGCCGGTCTTCGACCGTCGAGCACCGCGGGGGGCTCGCCTTGCGGATCTATGGCAAGGGCGACAAACCGCGGACAATCCCGCTGGGCGCCGAAGGCGCCGCCATCGTCCGGGCCGCGCTCGCCGCGGCCGGGCCCGACAAGGACGCGCCCCTGTTCGCGGGGCGCCGCGGGCCGGTCTCGACCAACCATATCCGCGACTGGTGCGCCGTGCTCCGCGACCGGGAGGCCGAGCAGGCCGCCGCGGAAGGCCGCGCGCCGCTGCTGGGCGCGCTTTGCCCGCACGTCCTCCGGCACACCTACGCAACGCGCGCCCTGGTGGCCGGGATGGACCTACGGACGCTTCAGGTGATCTTGGGCCACGAAAGCATCAAGACCACCCAGCGGTACTTGCATCCGGGGCTTGACGATCTGGCCGTGGGCGTTGCCCGCGTGCCTGGGCTGTAACGACGACGAGGGGGGGCCATGAAGGACGACGAGAAGGACGACGGGAAGCCGGGGACGGGCGACAACGGGCAGACCGCGGGCGAGCAGGCCGGGGGCGCGCTGGCGTTGCTCCCCGCGGCGGTGCGCGATGCGATCGTGGGCGAGGTCGCGCTGGCGCTGCAAGGCCAGTTTGACGCTCAGGTGGCGAAGCTCCGCGTCGAGGTTGCGCGGGGCGTCGAGTCCGCCCACCAGGAGGCGGCGCAGGAGGTCCACCGGGTCAAGTATTCGGCGGCGGCCCGGCTGAATGACGGGATCGCGCTCATAAACGATATGCCGATCCCGCCCGATCTGACGTGTCTTCCGCCGCTCCCCGAGCCGGTGCGCGCGTGGTTCGCCCGGTATTCGACCTGGATCGAGTTCCGCCGGCGGGAGTACGGCGCGATCATGGAGGCGCCGCCCGACGATCTGGACCCGTCGCAGCTTCCGAAGCCGGTAGCGGGCGGCTTCCAAGCCGTCGAGGGGGGCCCGACGATCTCCCGGTGGGGGCGCTGATGCCGGCCGAGGTTCTGCAGGGGGATTGCGTCGAGGTCATGCGCGAATGGGAGGACGGGGTGATCGATGCGATCGTCTGCGATCCGCCCTACGGGCTGGAGTTCATGGGGAAGGAGTTTGACCGGCTGGGCGACGGCGAACGGATGCAAGACTGGCATCGGGCATGGGCGGAGGAGGCGCTGCGCGTGCTGAAGCCGGGCGGCTACCTGCTGGCGTTCGGCGGGTCGCGCACCTATCACCGGCTGGCGTGCGCGATCGAGGATGCCGGGTTTGAGATCCGCGACTGCGTGATGTGGCTGTACGGGTCGGGGTTTCCGAAGTCGCTGGACGTGTCCAAGGCGATCGACAAGATCGACCGGGTGGGCCCGATGGAGGCTCGCGCCCGGCAGTTCACGGCCTGGATGCGTTCGACGGGGATCACGGCGCAGCAGATCAACGCCGCGACGGGTACGGCGATGGGGCATCACTACACGACGCACCCGACGCAACCCGCCGTCGCTACCGCCGACCTGTTCGACAAGCTCCGGCCCTACCTGCCCGCGGTCCCGGCGGAGATCGAGGAGTTGGTGCGTTCGCGCACGATCGAAAGCGAGAACATGAAGCGCCGGGCGGTGCTGCGAGAACGCACGATGGTTCAGGGGGGCGGTACGGCGCTACAGCTACGGGAAGGCGACCGCCGCGAGGTCTCCGCGGACGTGACCGCGCCCTACTCCGAAGACGCCCAACGCTGGGCCGGCTGGGGAACGGCGCTGAAGCCGGCGCATGAGCCGATCGTGGTCGCCCGCAAGCCCTTGATCGGGACCGTCGCCGCGAACGTCCTACGCCACGGGACGGGCGCGCTGAACATCGACGGGTGCAGGATCGGAACAGGGAAAGACGTACCCGCCAGCGTGTCGAGGGGCACGGGGGGGCAGGCGCTATCTGGGAGCGCCGATGGCTCCCTTCGGCGCGAAGACGGCTCGGGCAGCGGGTTTGACCCGAACACGGGCCGCTGGCCCGCGAACGTGATCCACGACGGGAGCGAGGAGGTGGTGCGGCTGTTTCCGGTGACGATGCCGAGTAGCAGCAGGCCACGCATAAACAAGGCATCCATCGGATACGGTGGGTCCGATACGGAGTTCACCACAAGAGGACATAACGACTCCGGCTCCGCCGCCCGGTTCTACTACTGCGCGAAGGCGAGCAAGGCGGAACGGGAGGCCGGGCTGGTTGCGCCGGCCGGCAAGCGCGCAAACGTGCATCCGACCGTGAAGCCCGTAGCTCTGATGAAGTACCTCCTCCGGCTGGTCCTGCCCCCCGGGGGGATCGCCCTCGACCCGTTCGCAGGCTCGGGAACAACCCTGGTCGCAGCGGCGGAGCTTGGCATGACGGCGATCGGCATCGAGCGCGATCCGGCCTACGTCGAGATCGCAGCGGCCCGCGTGCAGGCCGCCGAAGCCCGCGCCGCCCGGGGAGACGCCGACACGGACGCCGACACCGACGAGGAGGGCGAAGAATGACCGCCTGGATGGTCCTGGACACGGAGACGACGGGCCTACCGGCCGACGACCGCGCCCGGTGCGAGGTTCGCGCGGTGGCGGTGGGCGTGGCGCTGGTCGGCCCGGGCGGGGTGCTGGCCTCTCGCGCGCTGCTGGTCTGCCCGCCGGTCTGGTCCTACCAGACGCAGGCCGCCGAGAAGATCCACGGCCTGAGCCGGGCGTACATCACGGCCCACGGCATGAGCCCGGCGGAAGCCTGGGCCACGATCAACGGCTGGACCTTGGAATGGCAGCCGGCCGGGCTGCTCGCCTGGAACGCATCGTTTGACGCCGAGATCCTGGCCCGGCTCGCCCTCGACGCGGGCCAGTCCGCGCCGATCCCGTGGCCCGCCGTCTCCCTCGCCGTCCGGCCCGGCGTGCCCGACGTGGCCCCCGAGGGGTGCCTGCTCCGCTGGTACAGGGCGCTCCGCGAAGCCCGCGGCCAGTCGCGCGGCCGGGTGGCGCTCGCCGCCGCGGCGGCGGCGGAGGGCATCGCCGGTCGATCGGGCGCGTTCCACGGCGCCGAGGAGGACGCGCGGATCGCCGCGGAGATCCTGCTGCGCTCCCTCGCCCCCGTCCCCTGACCGCCGGAGCCCGCTATGCCCGTGCCCGCCGATGTTCTCGACCGCTACCGGAAGATCGCCGCCGTCGCCGCCCCCGGGAGCGGCGCCACGGACGGCGAGCGGGCCAACGCGGCCCGGCTGCTCGCCGGCCTCGCCGCCCGTCACCCGGGGATCGCCCAGGAGGCCGCCAGGGCCGCCGCGGGGCCCGCGGGCGGGTCTGCACCCGGCCCGACGCCCGGCGCGGCCCCAGGGCCCTATCCTGGCCCCGTCCCGGGCCCCTTCGACGCGGGGGCCTACGGGGGCCGAGGGCGCCGACCTGCGCCGGCGCCCGGGCCGACCCCGGCGCCCGGTCCCGGGCCGGGCCCCGCCGCGGGCGCCGCTTGGTGGGACGCCATCGCCGGCAAGGCGCGCGACTTCGTAGCCGACGCGCTCAACGACCTGGGGCTGGGGTACTCCCTCTCCGACCTTGCCGACGCGCGGACGGAGGTAGAGGTCAAGGCGAACAGCCGGACGATCCACGTCCACGTCCGCATCCCCGTTGACGTGCTGGAGAGCATCGCGGACTTGGGCGAAGGGTCCGGGGGTACTTACGCGAAGCTGCTGGGCGCCCGGGTCGGCGCGACCGTGGCCGACGTGCTGAGGCGCAACGGCCTAACGTAGTCCGTCCGTGTATACGGATAGACACCTACCTATCGGCGGGCGCCGTGCCCGTCGCTGCGCGCGTGCCCGTCGCGGCCGTCGCGGCGCATCGCGTCCAGCGCCGCCTCGATGCGGCCGAGGTGATCGCCCAGACCCTCGACCTTTTCGGCCAGCCGGCCGAGCACGACAGCATCCTGACGATCGCGGGCGTCCATCCCGGCTACCGTCGTCTCGATGGTCCCGATCCGCGTCTCCAAGCTCGCCATCTTCGCGAGGAGATCGACCGGGGGCGCCGTCGCGGGCTGCGCCGCGGGCGCGGCCGTCGATTGCCGGGCCGGAAGGAAACCCAGCCGATCGAGCAGGACAACGGCGCCGACGACGACGGAGACGCCGAGCCCGACCGGGCCGGCTACGGCGTCCATGCCCGCGGGCAGGCCCGCAGCGGCGCCTTCATGCGCCGCCAGCGGCGGCGGGGACGTGGGCGCCCCCGCGCCGGGGCCCGGAGCGGCGGGGCCCGGAGCGGTGGAGCCTCCCACCAGTCCGGCCTGCTGCTGCTGATCGCTCACGGGGCGACCTCAACGGCGCTGTTGATGAACTGGAAGGAGACCTGGGGCGTACCGCCTACCCCCTCCAGGCGGAGGGCGACGGCCCGGCCGGCGCCGATGCCGCCGCAAGGCCGGAAGCGGGCCCACCCGATCCGGTAGGTGATCGATCCGCCCGGGGGGATCGTCGCGCTGTTCGACGCGGTTAGGTTGGTCCCCTGGGGCACAAACCCGACAAGCGCCGAGAGCGTACCGTCCAGGTTGTAGACGATGACCGTGTGTGTGTTGTCGTCCGGCTGCTTCGACACGTCGGCCGTCGTCCCGTTGCCGGCGGTATCCGTGGCGTAGTCTACAAGGTTGGGCGAGAGGGCCAAGGTGCGCTCCGGGGCCGGGCTGGCAGGCTCCAAGGCTACCACGCGGGCAGATCGGCGGAAAGGGCGAGGATGCCGCCCGGCGCGGGCCTTCGGCCGCGGCGCCCCCGAACGCGCGCCAGAACACGCGCCAGAACGCGGTTTCTAAGCGTTCAGACTGACAGTATGGGCCCCGGCGAGAAGGTGGCATTAGCACCGGGGGCAGAAAGCACGGGCGAAAGCCGACAATCCGCCGGCTTACCCATACTGTCAGTCTGAACGCCTTACGGAACGCGCGGGCGAAGGCCGAGATCGCGCAGCGCGGGCGCAAAGGCTTCAGTGTCCCAGCGCCAGTAGGCATGGCGGAGAGGGCCGGCGGCGCGCAGCATGGGCGGGCCGTAGACGATCAGGGCGTGGCCCTTCGGGGCGCCGCTCCGGGCGTCGGGCTCCTCGGGGAGCACGAAGCGCACCCGGGGGCCCAGGAAGATCACGCCGAGCGCGGTAGGGGCCAAAACGACGTGCTGGTGCCAATATTCGGTGTCGGTGTTCGCGGGGATCAGGACGCAGACGACGATCCCCGTCGCTGCCTCGCCAGCCGCCTTTGCGAGCCAATCGCCCACCGCGCGCCCGTAGGGCGGATTGAGCCAGACGGTCGGGATCGTCGTCCGGGTACGCCGGGGGCAGAAGTCGCGCCAGCGCACGGCCAGCCCGTCGTCCGCGGGCCCAATGAACGCATCGGCGCGGGCCTCCTCGGCGGAGCCGGCGGCGGCGTCCAGATCAAACCCCATCACGGCGTCGATCGGATCGTAGACCTCGGGCGGCGTCGTCCAGTCGTCGCGGCCCAGGGTGCGGGTCGTGGGGGCCGGGCCCGTCGTGGGGGCGGCGCGCTTGCGTGGCATGGTGGGGCTCAGTGGTGGTGGTGGTCGGGGCCCGCGGGGGGCGGGCCCGGGGCGGGTCAATCGACCGGGGCGGCGTCGGGGTCGTCCAGCAGCAGCGCGGCGTCGTCGGCGTCTCCCGCGACGTTGCCGAACCGATCGCGGAGGGCGCGGAGCCCGGACAGGTGATGCGGGCCGGTCTCGACTCGGTTGACCCGGGACTCGACGGCGAGCACCGCGAGGGCGGCGTCCGCCGTCGCCAGGGCCCCCTCGGCGGCCTCGCAGACCGCGAGGATGCCCGGGTGATCGTCGGCCTCGTCGCACAACTCCCCCACCGCCGCCTGCGCCCGGTTGAGCGCGCCTTTGACTTTGCCCGCGACCTCCTGGGCTTTCTCCCAGGCATACCCGAACTCTCGATAGGTGGTCGGATCGGTGTCGTCGCTTTCGTCTGCGATGAGCACCTTCAGCGCCTCGATCGCGTCGTTCACGCTCTCCTCGGCGGCGGCGGCGCGGTCGGCCAGCCGGGTAAACGCGCGGGTGGCGGCCTCCGCGAGCTTGGCCTGTTTCGGGGTCATGGGGGATCTCCAGTGAGGGGAAGGGAAGCGGGCCCGGGCCCGGGGGATAGCCGGGCCCGGGGACGATCAGTAGCGGCGGCGGGAGCGCATCGTGCGGGATGCTTCCGCGGCGGCCCGCAGGTTGTCCTCGTCGGGATCCCCGGTGAACTCCATCGTTTCGGGGTCCAGGACGGCGGCGGTCTCCCACTTGATCTCAGACGGCCGGATGTGTGTCGTCTCGACCGTCTCAAAGCTGTACCCGTCCGTGAGGATCAGGTCCGCATCAGTGATCCGGTACTCCACGCTGCCGGCATGGATCAGGACGCCCAGATACCAGTCGGTGTCCCCGTAGGTCTGTTTGACTTCGGCCAGCGTCTCTCCGCGGTTTTCCGCGATCTGCTTCAGGGCGTCGGCCTTGGTTCCGGCCGCGCCGCGCTTGACGGCGGCGCCGATGACGACCTTGGAGGCGTCGATGCCCTCCTGATCTTCCAGGCGGTTGACGGCGCGCATGATCTGTTTCGGGGTCATGGGGGGATCTCCAGTGAGGGAAGCGGGACAGGGAAGCGGGCCCGGGTGAACCGGGGATAGGCCGGGGACAGACCGGGAGGATAGCCCAGCAGGGCCCCGCGCCGCAAGGCGCGGGCGGGGCCCCGCGGGGCGGTCAGGACCGGACGCGGACGCCGATCGCGGCGGCGATGGCCTGCACGTCGGCCAGCGGGGCGTCCGTCTCGTCTGCGATGGCGGCGGCGTTCGCCACGCCGATCTCGCCCTCGCCCGCGCGGTGCGGGTAGACAAAGGCATCGTGATGGATCGCCTTCGCGATCGAGAAGGTCTCGCTCGTCAGGTCCAATCCGGGCGCGAAGACGTGCGCGTAAGCGCCGCCGGGGAGCGTCCCAGACGTGCGCTTGTACCGGGCTACCAGGGTAACGTCCGTGGCCTTGGTGAACGCGGCGAGCGCCGCGGCGGCATGATTGCCGGGGCCCGTCAGGGCGTGATCGTAGGGGCGCGTGAGGCGCCCCCCGTCCCAGGTGGCGATGATCCGGCTGCCCCGGGTGTTGGTGGGACCGGCGTAGCGGGTGAGGATGGCGAACATGCGAAGCTCCGTGTCGGTGGTGGTGTCGGTGGGGGGTGGGCGACG